TTTTCATACCTCTTGGCAATACATATCGTTGCGCATCCCCAGTCGACCATAGTTTTTGCACAATGAAGCCATTCCGTCCAGGTAGATCCTTGCGGGCACATTGCACGTTTCTTAATCGGAATAAAGTCAAGCGCTTCTCCGGTGCGAGCCAACGTTTCATCACAATCATCCAACACGTCGGGTAACACGATTTCATCTGCGCCAATGTCGTCGGCCGCTTTCAATATCTGCGTGAGTTTTACAGAAGCGCCCAACTCTGCGGCACCATTATCAATCATGATAAAATGACCTCGAGCGTGTGCATTTCGGTAAAACGTACGATATTCAAAGTCGTCGCAATACTGCGAAAGCACAAAATGATATCCCAAATTAAACTCTCTCACAAGAGAAAGTCCGGCGGGGGGAGTAATTACAGCATATTTCATTTGTCCTCTTTTTCTACGTCAGATTTTGTTTTTGTTAGCGATTCAACCACAAGAGTAGCGTATCCCGCAATATCGCGCCAATGATCCACGCGCCTGGGCGTTGTTAGAATACGTGCAAGCTTATTTAAGATCATCACCCAGGGAATAAACATTGACGGGACATTCACAATAAGAGGCGGTAAATAATCCACAACAGGCTTGACCATCTGGCCTGTAAGCTTCCAAGCCTCACCATACTTTTTGTCGCGCCTTTCGAGTAAATCAGACATTGCCACCCACCCAGTAAGTTGCCGATGAGTTGTCGGTATCATGAACAGTTACCGTAACATCACCAAAAATTAGCTCACCTATATTTGTGGCTATGTATTCCGCAAGATGCTCAGGGGATGTTGTAGATACACCTAATACCCACCCGTCACCACGGTCGACTGCAATATTTATGTAAGGGTTTTTCATTCGGATATTTTCCGTTGAAATTAAAAACTTACCCGCAAGGCGGTCTAATACAGGCTGCACGACCGAGTCGAGCAATACGCAATCTAAAACCATTTGTTGACTGTCTTGCTCCTGTTCAAGGTCAACTTCAACAGTCACCACATAATTGTGTCCATGTAAGTGACCGCATTTAGAGTGTCCTTCCAACATATGGGCTGCACTAAATTCGTACTTTTTTGTTACTGTAATCATATTTCTCCTATCTATAACATTTGTGTTCTAAATTCCTCGATACTTTTGAACCGAGGTGGATACATTACGTCATTTAAGACCAATCGCCAATCTAGCCAATGATGTTCCGGTAAATCAGGCATTTTTTCGGTGTTCCGGATAACACGATCAATCCATTTTGTTGACCCAGCCCACCGAAGTGTTTTACTTGTGATGGTACGAGTTTCCCAGGGACATTTTAATCCCGCTTTTTTAAGGAGATCGTATCCGTTAAGCACAATTCGTTTAGCATCAACGGGTGATATTTCTTTTCGTGCAAACCTGCCCACGGTTCTTCCAATATGAATAAACGCATGGCAATCACTGCACAATGATACTGTTTCAATGTATGTCATGCGGGCACGTGTAAAATCTATATCATACGCCTCATGAGCCTCCAACGGTCCAGGACCACCACATGCCCAGCATCTCATATTGTTGGCTTCATATGCGGCGCGTCGTGTCGTATCCCACCACTCTTGACCTAAAATATGGCGTGGAGTCAATCCAAACAACGGGCGCGGAATCGTATGATGCCGAAGCAATTCAGGCCGTGTGAATCTTGGCGTATCTACCGCTATGAAATCAATATGGGGCATTAAAACCTCGTTTCAGTAAGGAGCAACGTAGCAACAGAAGGAGAGGGCATTTTCGACAAGTTGTCATTCAAGCCATCCTTGGCCACTACGAAGCTCCTCATGTATAATGAGATGGCAGTTTGCGCATAAAACATCGCACTTTGCGATTTCTGCTTCAACCTTTTCGAGGCTGCTCGTAATAAGCTGGTAACTGGTTAGTTCTTTCTCGCTGGGATTGCGATGATGAAACTGAAGCACTATTGGATTTTTTTCGCCACATCGCATACATCCTTGTTCAGCTTTTATTTCACGTAATACCTGTAAACGCGTATTGGCATATTTCGCAGACGCTGCGCGAGCAATCTGCTTACCTTGCTCTGTTTCGTAATATTTTTTACTAGCGCTTCGTTGCCACGCTTCTGTTATCATCTAAAACCTCACTATAAATACACGGTCATTAATTTGAGTCGGGATATCGAGTCCAGCTTCAGCAGCCTGGGCTAAATTGATTCCATACATCCACGCATCGCTTATGACTTGCGGAGAGACCGAATACGGTGCTTCTTTTAGCTGCGCTTTAATTGCTTCCCGCTCAAGTGCTCCACGGCCGCTTCTGCGCCTGGATGATACCCACCAAGAATGCGCGGGTGTTAATTGAAACCACAAAACACTTGCTTCTTTATCATACGCAGTGTTGAAATAAGTAGTTCCTTGTGCTACGGCATTTACAATATCTTCGACCATGGTATCTGCCAAAGTAGTAGCTCTTCCCGCTTCCATATTATATACAGATGCTATGCTTTGCAGCAGCACACGGGGACTAGGAGCTTCTGAATCCGTAATACGACACCACAACATAATCCCCAAGTATGCCACAATATGATTGTTGCGCACACGATCTGGGAGACTGCCAGGAAAGGCCTCGAAAATTTTCGCTCGGGCTTCAGCGAGCATTGCCGGGAGGTCGGGCATTAGGTTCAGCACCCGAGTATAGTAATGCCCTGCGAACCCTTCCGGCAACTTATCTCGTAATTCTTGGAACACTGTATACGCATCGGAACCCTCAGCGATTGTGCCAGGATGTAAGTGAGCTACAACAATACGTTCTCGAGCCGCGGGGTCGGTAATGAGGTCTTCACCGTCTATCGAGAAAGGAGCAGACAACGGGTAATCGACAGTTGTTTGATCTCCCCGACCCCGCGGGTCATGTCCTGTATCGTACGCTAGCAAAACAGTCCGTAGTAATTTCTCCACAAATTCGTAACGGAATTCACTAAAAGCAATAGGAACAGCGTTCGAAGATCCCAACAAGGCCAGTGTTACAAACTTCGTAGTACCGGCATCGTATGTTTTTGGATCAGTCTGCCCAAAGAGTTTTAAGAATACCCGTTGAATAATGGTGGTCTTACCAGAGCCCTTAGTGCCCGCTACATTTAGAATCGGAAACCTGTAATGGTTTAATTCAAACCACGGCTTTAGACAAGCCGCCGAATACCATCCGATCATCGGCCAAATTGTTTCGTCCTCGTTTAGTTGCGGCAACATCTTGCCTAACCATTTGACTTGATCTGGCACAACAGTATTTTGTAAATTCAATTCCGGGTGCTCTTTACGCGAGGGCAACCAACAGACTGGTCCACTATATCCCTCGAACATTTCAGCCGCAGTGAGCACTTGCTTATCGCCAAGAAATATCCATTCGCCTCGAATATTGTGTAACCCCAGCACACTTGTGGCTCCGACTTTAGGTAAACCGGCCACACGTAATTGTTCTAACAAGAACGGCAAAAGCTGACGCAGATCATCATCGCGACCCAACCATTGCCAAGCCGCCACCGGTGCTTCTGTGTCGAACCGGCGCACCGACGTAAATGCACTACGAGTAAATACTTTGTTCTCCCACACATACCCCGCGGCTGTGACGTCGCACACAAGCGCATCCTCGGCATCGAACTGCGAACCGTCAAGAAGCACTTTGGGAGTTATTAAAAAGGTACTTAAACGTCTTGCACCGCGTTTTCCAACCAGAATATACCCCTCAGCATCTTGGGCAAATTTATACCCGGGCTCTGTCTCAGGATCAGCCGAAACCGTTTCACGAGCCTTTTCCAACGTCTGTGCGAGATAGTGTGCATTCTCAGTACATTTATCGCCACAAGGTTGATTCGCAAAAATGCAATGTATCATTTCATCTGTGGCGCCCGCTTGGATCAGTTTCGTTATAATCGCCCAATCTCGTTCGCTACGTGAGCGATATCCGCGGCTATCTCCTGTGCGTATCTTGTGTCGTGTTTTACTGTCTAATTTTGATAAGATTTGAATATCTTTCACGCCATATCTTAGTTCCGGATGGAATGATTGTAGTAGTACAGGAACCGGCGGGTCATATTTCAAATTTAATGTGCCGGGTATTCGCAATACGCGATTAGCATTCCAGGCACCTTTATCAGCGGTGGGCACATCTTCCACTAAAAGTTTGTTCAGATCTTCGATTTCTTGCGTGCTAAGTAGCGGATCCGTTAGAAACCAGTACAAATGATATCCTCGGCCACTTGCTACTATTGCTGAGGGCGGTATTGTGCACAAAGGTTTCTGAGGATCGTCGGCATCCACCCACAGGGCTGCCGTTCCTAAGACGTTGTTTTTCGTTGATCCTTTACTACTGCGCATCGCAGGACCAAAAAAGACATTTTGATCCGGCGGAATCAAAATGTCCTCGTCATGTGAATAATATTTCACCTGAGATTCGGCGGGGTGACCTGTGGCCACCGCCATCAACCCGCCGAATCTAAACGTCTGCAAGAAATCCGCGTGACGAACTAAATAGGACTGAGCAACCATTTATAATTACCTTGCAGCAACTACCGCGACTTTTTTGACGCGGTTACGAGCTGCATAAGGTTCGCCTGATTCATCAATGCCGTTACCGGGTTGAATGTCGACGGTAATTTTGGCGGTACGACCAACGAGATCTTCTGGCTTGACTTCCCCACGAAAATCGGCGGGAAATCCCAAACCCTGTAAGGTGGCTTTGACGCGGAACAGCGCTTTCTCAGTAAAGGTTAAAGTGTCGAAAATAACGCGGCCATCTTGCTTACCGCCTTCAACCTTCCACTGAATATCGATTTTTTCGTTGCCGGCTTTAGAAACGCCTAATTCGGCTTTAACGATTGTTGCAGTATAAACACCTGCGGGTAATGGCTCAAGGCCTTGTACTTTTGCGAAGTTAATTGCGGGCATATAGTATCTCCTGTGTTGTGTGTTTGGTGGTTAGGGTGTAGGTAGGTTGCTCAGTCCTATTAAATCCGCCACTTTAGCCATTGTTGGATTGATGATATGCGTAACGCCGCAATCGTACTGATCTTTGGCATAGGTACGCTTTGTTTCCACTAACTGACCCACATTGTAGGTATCGTCATTGAAGATTTGATCGTCAGCCTTTAATTCGGGATCCACACGTAACTTAACTGAGAGACGCATTACCATGTAAGCGTATCCGCAAAGCTCATTTCCCGACTGACCCCAGAATAGCGGTGAGTTACGAACGATCATTGACTCATCTTGTTTGTTGGCTTCAAGACCCGTGATAATAACATTGATACCAAGACTAGCCAAGTTGAAATAATGAATAGACCAGTTCAGCATAGTACCCAATAACTGACCAAAACCTTGACGCGACATCGCAGTAGTCAAGTCACCTGGTCCTGCAACTGAATTACCGGAAATCTTCCGCATAATGAACCGCTGTACTTCAGTTGCGCCGTCAATGATTATGGTACCGTAAGGCGGTGTGAGTCCTAAGCTTTTAGCCCAAGGACTGTGCGTCGGCTGCCCTTCGGTGAGCCACTCATACGGCTCATTAAAATCTTCCAACTTCTCGAGAGTTAGTATGTCCGGCATCTTTTCTTTGTTACGTAACGATACCGGATTACCAAAGGTCTCCAACATGAGTACGCGGCCGAAACGGCTATCCTCTGATGCAGACCCCGACAGCCATGTTTTACCACAACCAGGCTGCCCGTAGATTAGCAACTTCATTCCTTCGTTTGCTTGTTCGTATTTCTTAGTCATCGTTCATCTCCTTATCTCTTTCAAATTCGTTGATATTGGGAATTCGCTCTCGGTACTCTTCTCTAAGAAGTACCTCGTAATCACCTCCCATGCTCATGGTTAAGCATGGGCTCTTAAAATTGCAAAAATTACACTGCATCCAATTTGGCGAGGGGTATAGAACCGTTTTAGGATTTAACATCTCCATCGCAGTAGCATAGATGCCGTCCATTACAATCTTTATTTGTGCAGACGATTTATGAACTGGCCAACGTATGAAATACTTCGTCTCGTTTTCCTCAAGTTTTGCAAGAATGTCTCCATAAAACTCCTGAATAGTGTCTTCTTGCCAATCGGGATGTTGCTCAGCGATATCGGCTCGATACATGAAAGCTGTGGTATCGATTGCCGATTTGCTAAGCAGTTCGGATTGCAGTATCCGGGGATGTACAGGAATTTTCTTACGCATTACATTATATAACACACCTGCAATCGGGTGCTTAAAAATTTTCTGCGCCGCGTACATATACAGGGCGCTCTGTTCATCGTTACCCAAAGAGTCAACAAGTTGCTGAACCGATCGTGCGGTTTTCGTTTCCCAGATCCAGTATTCATCAGTGAGGGTATTGTATACAAGTCCGTCGAGACGTCCCGCAATAGTCAATTTACGAGAATTCCGTCCGGAGGGTAACGTGAACGGCACATTGAAAGGATACTCCAATTCTAAGAACTTAAGATTGCGATCTGAATACTTTTTAGTGTCCTGTGCCTGCCATGCACGATAATGATGCAGCACACCGAACGCAAGTGTTATTTGTTCTTCAAGTGTATCCTCTTCCTGTGGCCAAAGAGCGCCCTGCTCTTTCATCAAAGCTGTTTCGGCGCTTACAAAATCCACAAACGCCGCAATAATATCAACACCGTCACGATAATATCGTTCAAGTGCCTCGTGAATACCTCGACCCGTAAAAAATGGCGGATACGTAATATAAGGCTCAAGATTACGTTTAAGGGCAGAACTCCAACCCCACTTACGCCTGCATTGTCTGAATGTACGTACATCTGAAATATGAATTTCTGTGGCACTATTTTTCATTGCGCTCCCGTTGTCTGTCTGTTTTTGCTCTTCAGATTATTATTATAATACGAAGTCTAAAAAATTACAATATTCCTTTTAGGGACTTCATATCATGATTCGTGTAAAAAATAATACACCAGCTCCGTCTCAGACATTTTGTTGTTGAACGCGTCCAGGACGAGTTTATCCTCGTACGTACTCCAAAGAAAATAGATGTTCTTCGGTTCGGTAATATTAATGCGGTGTATGCGGTCGATAGCTTGAGTCATTTTAATAGTGGACCAGTGAGAATCCATAAAGATCGCGTGCTTTGCCCACTGAAAATTTAACCCCTCCCCCATTGCATCAATTGTACCCACACAAAACTTGGGATTCTCAGTTATTTCACGACGTCCTCCGATCACAATGTCGCCGCCATAAATACTGTGAACATGTTCAGCCACTGCCCTGAATCGGGTAAAGACTACTATAGGCTCATCTTCGTGATCCGCAACAAATCCTGCAAGCCAGTCCAGCTTTCCTGACCCTTCTACGCCGGTCTCTTCCAGCAGAGCAGGCCAAGTAGCTACTTGTTGCAATCGGGTAAGTAATGTCAGTGCATTACCAATAAGCAACTGAGACCCGTTTTCCAATGTGACAATAATATCCTTCTGACGTCTTATCGTGTCGTACAGTTTTTGTTGTTTTGGCAGCATGTCAACCCGCTGTTCAATAACTATCTTTTCTGGTAGCTCAGGTGCAACTTCAGCCTTAGTTCGACGCAACATGAACGGCTGTAGCAATTGCCCGAATGCTGCCGGATCCTTAGGTCCTCCCACAACATATCTCTCAAAATAACCCGCAGTCACAACCAGATGTCTTATTACAAAATTCCAGTAAGCCGGAAAATCGTCCGGCGAAATAAAGTTCAACAAAGACCACAGATCCGCAGGATTCTTTTCCATGGGTGTGCCCGTAAGACACAGACGTCGAGCCGCAGAAATCTTTTTAACCCAACCGGCTGTCTTCGTTTTTCGGTTCTTAATGCGGTGTGCCTCATCTACCACCAGGATATCAAATACAACAGAATATACCGCTTCGCGCACTAACGCAGAACTCAGATCATAGATGCTCATTAGAAAGTATCCATGCAAATCCTGAAAATTCAGCGGCATTCGGTTAACAACCGCGACAGGCACACCGGGGTCTTGCTCTTCGATTTCCAAACGCCATTGAGGCAGCAATGCTGGTGGTGCGATAATTAGCACACGAGTATGTGTCCTTACTTGCTTGCAGACCTCAATCGCGGTGAGGGTTTTACCTAAACCGCATTCGTCAGCTAAAATGAAGCCGTGTGTTCGTCTGATCGTTTCGATGGCCTGTCTTTGGAAAAGATAGGGCGTCTTCATTTCCCGTTCCATTCTCTAATGGCGTCAAGCACAGTTTTACCAATCACGCCGTACCCACAATCCTTGCAAGTTATATGCAGATATACACCAGGGTGTTTCTCATAAAATTCTTTTTCCCAACCTTCCGGAACGTGTATATCCGCTCCTCCACACTTCGGACAAGCATTGGGTTTCAACCCGTGCCTATGTCGCTTACTCATTCGTCACCCCCCCTTTCTTTACCCACCCATATGGTGCTCGCTCATAACCGAGTTCGTGCGCCAAATCTGTTTCCCAATTAGAAGGTATATAACTGCTTGGTGGTCTGCCTTGCTTACGATAAAATTCCTTTTCGGTCTCTACGCACTTCTGGCAATAATAATCTGGGTCAGGCGGTTCAGAATCACCATAACTGCCCCACCTCACACAGTAATCTGCATCATAAGATACAAATCTGCCGCATATGGCGCATCTGGGTCTCCAGAAATATTCGCTCATTCCTGCACCTCCGGCGTCCATTCATAAACAATGTCTGCCGATTTTCCACTGTGCAACCGCCATGTCGTGCCATCAAACGCCGGCACTAACCCAGCCTCCCAGAGCTTGACTGCAGATGAAAAGTCGTGTTGGTATTCGATGGCAAAAAACGTTGATATGTAAGCCACGACCGAAGCCCAGACCGAATCCCTGACCGAAGCCCCGACCGAAGCCCAGACCGAATCCCTGACCGAATCCCCGACCGAATCCCTGACCGAAGCCCCGACCAAAGCCCGAGCCGAAGCCCAAGCCGCACCCCAATCCGCACCCCAGACAGAAGCCCATGATTTCAACCAGTCAATCTGTTCGTCGGTCACGCGTTCTACTTCCGGCAACTCTAACGGATTGACAATCGGCT